CCCCTTGCTGTGCGCCTTGCCATGACATCGCCAACATCTTCAGCCACACCTTGGAGCTTAGCGCCATAAGTAGGCTGACCTTTGTAATTCTGACGAACCACGCCTGATTGTGCGTTTTGAAAGTCTTGGGGGATATTCTTAATTTCACGCCCTGTTTCAATAGCTTGCTTACCAAGAACCCTAATATCATCAGGATTTATGCCACGCCCAAGATTTGCCAATTCAGGTAATGGTGGAGTCATTGAAGACCCAAGCAATGCTTCAGGGGCTTGACCGATAGCTTGAGAAATATCCTGCCCTGCTTTAGTTGGTGGCGTGTATTGCGTTGCCTGCATAGCTTGACCAGCTTGCTGTTGAGCATAATCTGTATTTTGCCCATACTGACCATTCAAGATTGATTTGCCTACACCATATAGGTTTGATCCTGCGATTTGAGGTGTTGCAAGAATGTATGGTGCTAAAGCTTGAGCCAATGATGAGCCGGGCATATGCTCAATAGCAAACTTACCTAACGCATTAAAGTTTCCAAGAGTTGATGGAGTTGTAGTTTGTGTTGGCTCTGCTTGAGGTACTTGCCTTTTAACAGGCTGTGGAGGTATGGCGTTTACAGGATAAGGAACATCTGATCCATTTGGCTGAAGGGGCATATTGCCTTTGTTAGCCAACTCGTAACGCATTTGGTCGAGCGTAGGCAAAGGTGTGCTGTTATCATCCCATTCGTTAATTGCCATATTCGCACCTGACAGTTGTTTGGATGATTATAACCACTTAAATTGCGTATGGGTTAATATTTCGAGGCTTAGTCTCATCGATATAGTCTTCTGAATTGTCATAGAGATAATCGACAGTAAGAAAGCCCATGTCTCGCAGTAAGCGCAATCCTTGAGTCAATGCATCCACATAGTCATCATGCCTGCCTTCAGGGAATGAACATACCTGATTGAGAAATGGCTCAACCCAGCTTCTAACCATGTTTTCCCTTTGGTCGGATTCAGGCAAATACATCAAGCCCTTGGCGATGATGGGTGACACAAGGTTCAATCGTGCCGTCTTATCAGCTCTACCGGGGTTATAAGCACGAACATTTAAGCCAGCTCTTTGCAGGTCTTGTATAAGACTTATCCCTGCTGACTTATCCTCAATCAGGATCATGTCAGGTTTCTTGCCATGCCCGAACTCATCAGGATCACCATAGACTGTGGTTGCCTCTTCAATGACTCTTGGGCGCAGGTCAGGGTATTGCATGTGCTCTGACCAGCAATCTACCAACATGACGGACATTGGTCGGTCAGGTGACGGGCGAAAGACACCCAATACTACGCAAGCTGTCGGATCATTGACTGTCTTATCGGATGTAGCGCAGTCATAGCTCTGAATGACATAGGTGAACTGTGGCAATGGCTTATCAGCATCCCATAGCCTGAACATGCCACGCTTAACAATGCCTGACTCTTCAGGATCTAGGATCTCAGCGTATATCTCCTGCCGACCTATGTTTGTTCCCTCGTACTGCAGGATCTGCTTTTTAAAGGTTGGAGCAAGGTTTTCCATGTTTTCAAGGGTTGATGCCTTCGTGACATAGACATCCTCTCCATCCCTGTTAGCCAGATCCATAATCAATGGCTTAGGCTTTGGAGTAGTAGTGCATATCAGGATAGGTCTATCACCCAATCGCATGCCGAACTGAATCATATCCCATGCTTCATCTAAGTATTCCCAAGCTGCAAGCTCGTCTAGCCAGCCACCATGAAACTGTGGACCTCGAAAGCGTTCAGGCTCTGAGGCAGGAATTCCCTTGATAATCGAGCCATTCTTGAGCAGGATTTCATTGTCTGACTCCCTGTATTTCTCAATGATAAGCTTAGGCATGCAGGCTATCAGCCCTGATTCACCCATAAAGCATACGCCCTGCACATCAGCATAGGTGGGCGCTGAGACTAACCATCGTGTATTGGGGTTATCCCAAGCCATCTGCCATAGATTCTCGGCTGCAGTCCTAGTCTTACCTGCACCACGCCCTGCTAGGAACAGCCAGATGTTCCACCAATCGTCTTCAGGGAGCTTTTGATACTCATGCCTTGTAGTAGCCCATTTGAGCTTCTTCATGGCTATTTCAGCCCCCATAGGGTCTAGCTTGATCTTATCAGGGCTAAAGCCGTTAGCAATGTCCTGCAGAATCATGAGTGGAGTTGATTAGGTCTAATGTGTGTTTTAGGCGTATGTTGATGTTATCAAGGACAGTTTCAGCATTTTGAATGAAGTTCTCAGCTTCCTGCTTTTCCTTGTATTCGACTTCAGCCATAGCGCAGTTGTAGCCTGCCTCATATGCATTATCGATATCTTCATCAGTGTATTTACTGAGCCAGCTTCTTTTCAACTGTTTTGATAAGGTCTTCAAATACAGTATTAACATGGTCTATCTCCATTTGTATCTTGTCGCCATCCTTACCTGATAACTCTACTTTAGAGCGCTCAGAATACTTTTTAGGAAACCTAGCAGCCATACTGCGAGACCACATAGACGCATTGATTGAATCGCCCTGATGGGTGTTTATTAGGTATTCTTGAGCCTTATCTTCCCACCAAGCCTGTTCTGCAGCTTGTGCATCCTCCAAGGCATGACAAAATTCTATATGTTCATCACGCCATCTACAAAGTGTGCGGTAGCTAACATCTAGCTTAGCAGCCATTTGCTCGAATGATTTCCCTATCTTTCCTAGCTTGATAACCTCTTCACAGTATGAAGGATCATAGGATGTGGGTCTTCCAACAGGATTTTTTTGCTTCTTTTCGCTCATGGCAATTGAATCTCCATCCACCATTTAGGAACTATGCTTGGATTTGATTTTGCAACAGCCAATAATCTAGATCCAACATATCTTTCAAGTCGCTTGTTATTGGCTTTTTTTGCATCGGAGTACATTTTCCCCAACTTACGCTTAATAACCTGAATCCTTTTTTGGTTTTTGCCCGAAAGACCACCAAGACCACCATCTGACATATTTGTTAGATTTGCTCCTAGATTTCTGTATTCTTCAATGTAATAACATTCGGCTTTTTGCCAATCGTTAATAGAAATTACTTCTATAACCTCTAATATTGGTTTTTTACCTTTTAAAATTAAAGACTTAATCCAACAAGTCTTGATGCTTCGAGATTTTAAATTAGACAAATGTTGCTTGTAGCGTATGTTTGGTTTATCAGACTTACCAACATACCTAGGCTCTTTGGTATCAGGGTCAAGCAGTATGTAAATACTTGTGGTTTCCATAACTTTCTTTCAAAGCTGTATATTTTTGAAGTATAAGGGAAAACTAGGAGAGTGTCACTTCTCTTGCACTTTTCTTACTTGTGGGAAGTGTTTAGCCAAAAGCTCATCTTCTGTCTGATTGTTTATAGGGTAATCTTTTTTAAGTCCTGAGCACATTGAACAAGTTGCAGCAGGCTCATCTAGAAAGAAATTGCACCAAATATGATGCTCACCCAAAAAAGCTTTTCTAGCCTTGACCCATTCATTCCAATTGTCGTTCATTTATTTTCCCTAATAGCTCATAACAGGAGCTAGTGGCAATGGGGCAAGCATTGGCAATTGCGGTAATTGTGGTACAGGCGGTAAAGAAGGCACTATGGGCGTTGGAGATGTAACCTGAGCATATCCTATAGGCTGACCATATTGATTGCTGTAGACAGTGGTTTGACCCTGTGTCTGAGCTGTTACGACAGGTTGACCATACTGATTGGAATAAACCACTGTTTGGGATTGGCAGATGCCAATAGATGCTAGTAAAACGATAAAGTATTTCATGAATTCCACCATTTTTGCGCTTTTAGGCGCTTAAATTTTAAAAAATGAACCCTAACCTTGAAAACATTCAAGCGGTTGAAAGATTCAATGGATTTGGCGTGGGATCGCCTTTGGGTAGCCATCCTAGTTCTGGAGCGTCTAGGAATCATTTCTCTTGTGCCTTTCTTAAATTTCATCGGGGTCAAACCCCTTAGATTTCAACCAGTTATCAAGCAATTCATGTGCTTCTTCCTCTAGTTCAACTGGCACTCTGCGTTCTACATAGGTAGTGTCGGGGTTTTGAAATTCAGGCTTAACTGGAAATGTGACATTCATATCTGCTATATCAAACTTAACAGATTGCCCTTCACCTTTTGGTATTGCTTTTCCAAAATCACTCATTTCTCTTGTGCCTTTTCAACTTTTGCTTTTGGTACACATATTCCGTTATATCTTAGGTTAGCACCGCCACGATAAGCGTCTACTTGTGCTTTAGCTTCCATGCAAGTTTCTTTATTAAAAAACTCAGCCGTAGCTAATGCTCCATCGTTAGAGCCTAAAAGAATTAAAATCCATATCTGTATCATTTCTCTTGTGCCTTTCTTAGTATTGCCATTGAATACAACAATCCAGCCAAAAATCCCGCCACAACAAAAAATGTAATATGCAATCCAATTAGTAGATATATCATTTCTCTTGCGCCCTTCTTAGTATTGCTCTAGCTATTTCAATAAACCAATTATCTGCATCGTTATCATCAAACTCTTTCCAAAGTTGCAATATTTCCTCATCTGTTAGTGTCTTTGCTGGATGGGTGTAGAGTGGAATATCGTAATCAGTTTGAATAAAACCTACCATTTTTGGTTTTCCTGTATTTTTATCTATCCACGCTATTGGTTTAGGACTTGGTAAATCAATTTCAATAGTTTCTAACTTATCTGGGTCTATTTCATAACTTGGTTCAGGGGTGTTGGTAATAGGGTGTGCCATTGAATTTAAAGATATTCCATCTTGTTGCTCTAGCTTGGTTGCTATCAAATATCGCAAGTCGGTATTTTCTTTCTCCAACTCTTCAATTTGCTCTTGTTGCTGGCGGAGCATGGCTTCAGCATTAGCTCCCCATTCACGCAAAGATAAAAAGTCATCTTTCCATTCTTGGTATTCATCAGCTAGTTCATTTGCGTTCATTTCTCTTCTGCCTTTCTTAATTTGTTGTATACACGGCTTCTTTGCCAATAAAACTAGGCATTTCGCTTTTAATCGCCATTTCAACCATATCGTCTGCAATCTCTAAAGCAATACCGTAACCTTCTGTTGTCATGGTAATTTTGTCAGCATCATCAACCTCAATAACAATTGTGGCTTTCATTTCTTTTGTGCTTTTTTTAATGCTTCTTTCCAGCGAATTAACTGTTCTTTTTTCCACTCATCACGCAACTCAAGGTCAAACCTCAACACACCTTCGTCAGTTTCGCAATAAAAGTCAAACGCTTTATTCCATTCCTCATCTGTTAGGTTTCTCGGAGAGCTGTAAAGCAAAGTACCTTCTTTTAATTCGGTAAATCTTTCTATTGGAAAATTGTTTATTCCGCTTATAGTTATTTTTTTAACTATCGCTACTGGTTCATATGCTTTCCATGCTATTGTTTTCATTTCTCTGGCTTCCCATTCCTATAATGAACACCACCAATATTGACAGTTCCCAAAGATTCAATTTTGTCGGCTTCTTGTGCCTTTCTTAGTATTGCTCTAGCAAATAAAACCAATCTTTCAGGATTTTCACTATGGTAGCTATGGCAAAAATACTTAGCTTCAGATTTTATTTCCTCATCTGTTAGTGTCTTTAACTGTGGTGAGCAAGTATGAATAGAATCGCCTGTAACTCTTTGCCCACAGTCTAAACACGCAGTCCACGCTACTGGTTCATTGTTCATTTGAGCAACCTAAAAGTGATTTTGTCATGGGCTTCCTTGCGTTGCTCAGGAACTTTGACACTTTCATCCACGATTCCCCAACAAATCATAGAAGCCTGTTTCCAAGCCTCATCCCATATAGCTTTCGGATCGCCAAGCATTTCCTCTTCAGCGTTAGCCCTTTGGAGCAGCTTGATCCAATCCTCATAAGCCTTTTCCCACTGTTCTTTTTGAAATAGGATCATTTAATTTTCATCCATAGAATGGTGAGGACAAACGCAACCGCAAAAAGGTACAGCTTCCAAAGAAATCTTTTGAGCGCTGCATATTTGTTTCCACCTAAAAGACAAGATTGCAAGTGAAGCATATCCGAGTCGTACTCCACATACTGTGGGGGCTGATAGTTACAGCCAATCTTGATTTTACCATTGTTGTAAGGCACATTCATACTTTTTCTCCAAAGTAATAGCCCCCGAAGGGGCATAAATTAAAAGCTGTAATCGTAGTATTCGTCACGAACACCAATCTTTAAACCTGAGCCATGCTTTTGCTGAACATAGCGACCTGTTTCGGTATTAAATACGCAAAACTTCCAAAAACCTGTTTTAGGGTGCTTTTTGAACACACGAATAGAGCCATCGGGATCAGGCAAGTAATCGTAATCTTGTGATTCAGACATGCCATTTTTGTCTTTACGAACAGCATTGTCATCACGAGTTGTGACATACACCACATTGCGAATAGTTTCAACCGCAATAATAGTTGCTGCGGATCTGTCAGTCCAATGCAAAACTGTTGCACCCATGCCAACATATGGCTCAGGCTCTCCACGAACAGCACGACTGTCAAAGTGATTAAACACACTACCTGTACCGCTTCCAAGTCTTAACATCTCATTCTCCTTAATTAACTGCCCCATGCAGTAATGACATTGGAACATGGATTATCCACTTACGCAAGAAATATTTATAGGTGCTTTCCCTAATGCGGATGATCCTGAACCTCAAGCCATCCATCCTCAAATAGTTTGCCTATAGTTTTTCTGTGAGCATCATCCCAAATATGCTTCTTTTCATCCTTGGATAAATCTCTTCCTTGGTCTATTTGGGCATGGCAATGCATACAAAGAGCTGCTATGCGGTAATCATGTGCTTTGATGCCCATACCCTTGCCATCAATCAATTGGTTGCTGTGGGAGGCTTGGGTAGAGCCATGCAACCCACAGCGCATACAAGGCATTTGGGCTACAGCTTTTAATAGTTTGCTATTTCGGTACATATTTTTCCAAAATCTTGTTTAAAATCAATGCAGAAGACTTTATTTTAAGAATTTCAGACTTAGCCTCATACCATTGTTTTTTGTTAGCAAAGTCTTCAAATCTATTAACCGCTTTGCGGATGTCAATAATGCTTTGAGCATAGTCAATCATTGGGTTAACCTCATTTCATTTCTAGCGGATGCTTCTAGGGAGCGCCACGCCTCAAGCTTGGCTTCTGCTGCTGCAATTAACAAGCGCAAGGTCTCATATTCTGAGATTGCCTCACCTGTGTCGTAAACATGCTTTTCAAGGTGCGGATGGGCGTAGGCAAAGGTTTCCTTGGCAGCTTCAGATTTAGCATCTATAGCCTGCATCATAAGCTTTGCTTTGACTGTTTTACGCATCTCGGTCATGACATATACACGACCCTTAAGTGCTCCTGCCTTTTCAGCATTGTCTCTAAGGAAGTCCATAGCCTCGTATGGATTGATGTTTTCAGGGGTTGTTGCTGGGTATTTCTTCATTCAAATCACCTTTATCTGTAATTTTTACTACCAACATGCCTTTAATTCCTACGCCCCAACGAATACTGAGGTCATGGATCAATGAATCATCTTTCCAAGCCCCTGCATGGGTTAGGGCATCCAAAGGCGCTTTCAGTAGATTGTCCAAATCACGCAAGCGTTTATCGGGTCTGTAAGCAATTATTTCCACTTTGATAGGTCTATCCCTCATTACCACCATTTTTTCAGCTACAAGCCCTGCTACAGCCTTCCTATAGTCCTTTCCCTTCTGACTAATGAATGTAACAGTGCGAGTGTGAACCCAGTAATGGTTTACCGATGGTGGAAAGGGGATAGTGATTTCTATCATTGTTTTCTTTGGCTTGGAATGCGGTTACGAATAAGTTCCGCAATATCCCTTATTGCGGTTGACAATTCGCCTTCTTCTTCGGCATTTGCAGCCTCATCGACAATTTTGGCACAAGCCTCACGCTCAATCATGACAGCAGTTCTAGAAGCTTCAATAGCCATAGCCATAATTTCTGCTTTGGCAAGGTTTAAAGCTTCATCGAATTCCTTTTGGGTAAATAATGAACCGCCCTGCGTTCCAATCAAAAAGCTTTTTTGAAAGTCATTCATTTCAGCCATCATTCATCCTTTTTGAATTTGTTGATAAAAGCATCTAGTTCTTGATGTAACAACTTCTGATTCATCTTGCCAACTGTAGAGGTTTTTTTACCATCAACAACTGCCAATGGATTGAATAGCCATTTATCAAAGTTTTTATTGGCAGCCACATAGAACTCGGAGTTGTTTAACTTTTCTCCCCACATAACATGAGGCTCATTCTGTGACATTGAGATACCAACTTGACGAGTTCCCTGCCTAACTTCATCGTCATAACATTTAAGATGCCATGCATTCAAAATTTGTAACAAATGTTTTCTGAAGTTTTCTTTTGTGACGAACTCACCCGGCTGATACATATTAATGAACAACTGCAGTGGATCAGTTACACCACGAGTCCTACCATCTGATTCAGGTAGGATGTCTGTATCACGATGCTCTGGCTTTTTATCTACGCCATAAATCATATCCGTTAGAGGTGCATCTTTACCTTCTAACAATTCATCTTCTTTAGTCTTCATAACCATATTCCATTTTCTCCCGTATTACCTTTTTTCCATTGGTCTAGGATGTCAAATTCCAACCTATACCGCCTTTGCTCTAATGCCTTGTTACTAAGATGTTGCCTTAACCACTCTTTGCCACGCAATCGACGCTCTCTGAGTAGTTGCCTCACTTCGCATCGATGCCTATGCTCTTCACTGTAGGTATAGTTGGATTCTTCCAAATGACTCTCCTACATATTGCTGACTGTCAGGCTCAAACCATAATGGAATCTTGCCTTCCCATTCGCCATTGCGTTGCTTTTCACAAATCAAGAAAGCGTCTGCAATCGCTTCATCAGTTGCACCAGTTTCCCGTCGTTCCACTTCCTTAATTTTGTTACGAAAGACGATAAAAACATTATCAACTTGGTCGGTAATTGAGCCTGATCCCTTGAGGTCAAACTTACCGGGTAAATGCTTTTCGTCAGTTCCTTTTCGCATGTGATGCACCAAGTGGATATGTAAGCCCGTATCCTGAGCGATGCTACACAATGTGTTAACAAAATCTTTTTGACCATTGAAGTCATCTTCTCCTTTCACACACTTCATCAGTGAGTCAATAACAATGTGTTGAACCTTTAATTCCTGAGCTGCGTATCTGCAAACCGCAAGCATTTCTGTTGCTCCAATCATTCCATGATGATCTAGCAAATATAGATGATCCTTTTTCCATTGATGGAATTGATCCAATGCCAATGGAGATGGAATTTTCATCCCTGTAGCTTGTCTTGCCATACGAGCCAAAGTAATTTCAGGTCGCATCTCGAAACTAGCAATAAGGCATTTCTGACCTTGCTCAATTAAAGACAAAACGCATTGACCGAGCAAAAGGCTTTTCCCATGCCCATTAACACCAGCCCAGACAGAAACTTCGGAAGGGCGTAAACCAACAAATATGCCATGCTTATCCCAAGGAAGATATGAACCCCTGCTGATAAGGCTTCCTTCAAAATATTTTTTAATTTCTTCAGCATAGTAAGACTTCTCCTTAATTTTTCTGCTTGGGGCTGATTCCTTCTCATAAAGCTCCCAATCAATGTCATCGAACTCAATCACGCTTTCCATTCGTTCAACTCCCCATCCCAATCAATCCCCAACAACAAAGCAGGTTTC